CTGGGTTTGAATGCATATATAACCCTATTGCTACTCATCCGACATCCTCTAACTTCCGCGATAGTAATCATCCCGCAGCAGTAGTACACGCTGCCTTGTATTCCAATGTGTTGTATCAAACAGAACAAATTAACCTCTACTCTTGTATTATGTTGTTTGTTACCCCAACCTGATTTGATACTATTAGTCTGTTGGAGTTTGCCTGGTGATTATGCGTGACAAAATATTATTAGTTTAACTTATTGTGTGTGAACATATTAGGGCCCCTTAGTAGTATTGGATGTGATATTATTATTTATTTATTTCCCCACAAACAATTAAAATGGAAAGTTTTAGGCGAAGCTCAGCGAGCAATCGGAATTGTGTACAGGGGATTTTAGATGAGCCTGGGAACTCATCGACCAAATTAATAGCGTTTTTCCAAATTATGACATCATCTGAATTTAATGAGATGTTATGGTTTGAAGTGTATGCTGATGGGACTGTTATTGCAGACCCATTTGATGATGCATTTACTTTGCATTGGGAAGACGACTTATATGTAAGTACTGGTACTTTAAGCTTTTGCTATGACACTTTGACAGTTCATGGTTATTTACCTCAAGTGTCATCTAATATACTATTGCGTAAGACATATGCAATTTTTGAGCATAATCATACAGTATATTTTAAAGCTTTGGGAAGTGTATATAAGTGTGAACCATATAATGAAGATCCAGCATGTGATTTATTTTATGTGCAACCTCGAGGATTCTCTATATCAGATTTTATTTCTAGTGATATAGATGTGTGTTTAAAAATTACTATGGAGTCACAAGGTTTGCAAATTCAGTCTGGAACTGAAGAATATAATGAAGACTTATATACTGAGTACAAGTATAGTAAAAGTAAGGTTAGACGACGATGGAAAAACCAACAATTAGTCTGTTCTAAGTTGACTAAGGTTAAAGAAGATTTAGCTGCTGCGAATTTAGGATCAAGAAAGAAAAATACTAAAAAATTATTTATTAAGAAACTAAAGTCTAACCATGTTAAACCGCAAGCAGG